CAATTATTAATTAATTAAAAAACAATAGAGACACGACGGTAAAAAAGCCCTCTAAAAGGGCTGTAATATCTTATGGTGTCTTTAGTTATATAATAGTCTTATGGTTGCCTGTTGACCTTGGTTGTGGTTGTGGTTGGATTTCTGTTGGTTTCTGTTGGTTGTCTGTAGAATTTCAAAACAGTAGAGAAAGCAAAAACAGGCAAAGCTTTTCAATTCTTGGCGTGGCCTTTTGAAACCTAGTAAAAAAGAGGTGGTAACAATCTAGATAACTGTTGCCATCCCCCACCTATATTGAATGAATTGGTGGTGTGGTGTAAATAATGGTGCAAACCATCGCGCACCCACAATAATTAGAGTGTCAATCGGGCAGGGGGATTTTTGCGTTCGGTGATTTACGTATACCACTTCAGATTTTTCTACCGAAATTATTTAGGATACCCAGAGTAAACCTTATGTCTGATCTCGTATCTATTGATACCCATGTCAGATAGCTCTCTATCAGTACATTCATTTAGTTCTTTTATAGCTTTCATAGCATTCCTATGGAACTTGTTACGGGAATACAGCTTTACCATCATATCTATTATCATATTCTTCATAGTCTTTATACTTTAATGAGAGGATTACCTACGACGACTAACCCGTAGTAACCTATTATCTCTGGTCTTTAGATATCCTATAGATACCTATAGATATCCTATAGTATCCTATAGGGGTATACAGGGGGGTTAGCTCTATAGTGCAACTTAATCACTTAGAGCAAACCCGAAGTGTTACCACTTCATACCTTTACCTGTACCGTCTGCTATATGTCCTGTAATAACTGCCAGACCCATTGAGGCTGACTGTAGAACCTTATCGACTTCGTTACGTAATACTTCTTCTCTTCTAGCACCAATGCGTTGTTCTGCATCTTGTGCCATAGCATCCACCCAGTATTGTACAGCCATTGCTAAACTATCTAAGCGGTCATCGTTAGATAACGCTCCACGTTCTGCAGTTAACCGTGTCATCTGATACATAAGCTGGTATCTCAGAGATGACTCAGGTGGGAGATGTTGTGTACTCTCGTAATCCTGTTTGATAAGCTTTTTGTCTACCACTAGCTTATGTTGGTTCATCACAGGTTCAAGAACGTCTATAATACGTTTCTCTTTCTGTGTATTATGTCTAACTTCAGACAATGTAACAGGATGTATCTTAGTTAGGATGGGTGTCATCAACTGATTAAACATACCATCACCAAAGTTACTCTCAACGATTATCTCGTTAACCTGTTCTTCTTTAGCAATCATAGCAAGTTTCTGCAGGGCTTCTTCAGAATACCCACCGTCTACTCCACCACATCTGCGGACATATAGGAAACCATTAAGCATCTTAACGACAGCATAACCTGTTTCATCCTTACCTCTACCAGAAGGGTCAATAGACATAACTGAACCGCTATATTCTTCGAATTGTTCTGATATGTGCATAGGCTTGTGATAGTAGTCTCCATTGAAGGCTACATTGGGTAATTCTTGTACGACATACTGCTCACCAGAAGCCCATACAACCTTGTCTGGAGCTTCGCTGGTGGGTATGTCCATGACAACCAAGTCAGAGACCTTCAGGGGGTATCTTTCGGCGTCTGAGAGTCTTGTATCTAGCATGAACTGTAGAGCAAATCCTGACCGTCCGTAGGATGCCTCTCGTTCTGCTAAATCATAGTCAGTGAAACGCTGGGGGTCTGTAGATTTTCCTAGTAGTTCTGCATCATCTGCAATCTCTTTTTTAATCTTAGGAGCTAGTTTGTTACCTAGAGAAACCAACTGGTCTTCATTAGGATATCTAGCAGGCCATATTCTTACACTATAACCACGATCAGGTAGTTTGTTATATAAGCTTTCTTGGTTCTGTGGTGTACCAAGATATATGATGCGTCCATTAGGTTTTAAGATAGCGTCAAATTCTTTCACAGCTTCAGAGAGTTTATCTCTCATGCCCTGTGTGGCTGAGTTGTTAGGTACTTCGATATCATCTGCAATCAATACGTCTGCGCGTGACCCTGCAAGCTGTCCTGTAACACCTACAGATTTTACTGATGGTGCGTGTGAAGCCGCCGCTAGGCCAACATCGAAGCTAATCTTAGACTGTCTTTGATCTGTCCTTGGTATAAGATGCTGTAATATTGGCATCTCGTTTATTAATCTAAGAGTAAATGTTGTGAAATCATCAGCACGGTTTTTAGATGCTGATACAACTAAGATATTAAGTTGAGGGTTCATATACAACAACCACACAACGTAGGCTGAAGTAATCCATGATTTCCCTACGCCCCTAAAGGCTTCTACAATGATACGCTTATCGCCATGTTGTATGTGTTTAGCTATATCATATTGAACTGGGGTAGGGTCGGGAAGGTTGAGGTGTTGCCAACAAACAAACAAGAATTTCCTAAAGTCACTTAAAGGGTCTTGTTTTACAGGAACACCCAACGAGGTTGTGGATGTAAACATATATTAATTAGGTCGCATTTCTGATAAATCTGCATCTTCATCGTTAAAGTCTGGTAGTGTCTTAACTAGGTCTGCTAGTGGGCTACCGTCCGCTGGAAGTGCATCTATATGGTTATCTTTTAGGAACTGACGGGCAACGTTAAGGTCTGCTGATTTTGCATCAGGGTCTTGTATACGTGCTAGTAAGTTCTCTGCTAAAGTTTTGTGTAGTAGTTCTAAGAGTTGTTTCTCAGTCACTTGGACACTCCTTTATATTTCTCAAAGCTTCTCATGCCACCAAGTCCTAGTAAGGCCATGACAAGGCTCATAAGTTGTTCGCTTTGTAGATGTGGTAGTTCTGCAGGTAATTCTGCATATGCGTTTATTAGGCTTGCGAATGGTAAGATTAAAAATTCATAAGCTAGGCCACACGCCGCTATCCAGCCGATAGCTGGTCGCCAACCAGCGACAAACACTGAACGATGTTTTGCACCCTCAATATTTGCCGCCGCTTGGAGAATGTGAGGCTGTTGCATCAAAGTCATTAACTTTAACTTGGCGGCCTCACGCTCTTCATCACTTGTAAATAATTCATCTAAACCAGAAGCAAGACCTTCGACGATACCGCCGAGAGGGTCTAGTTTCATGTTAGTTATTCCTATCTGCCATCTTCTCGACAGCATTACGAATTGCTTTAATGTTCTCGTCAATCCTAGCTGTTGCTATTGCTTGACTGTGGACGTTATCTTCTACTTCGCCTAGTCTCATAGTTACTGAGCTAATTGATTGTGTATTGCGGTCTATGTCGGACATCATCATCGATACCGTCCATACAATCGCCGCCGCTTGTGTAATAAGCCCTAATAGAAGTGTTGCTGGTACACTCTTTGATAAGTGCCAACCTTCTTGCGTCATTACTTATCTCCTTGATTTATTCAGCCGCCACCTCTTCGGTGGGTGCATCCATTTCTGTTTTTAGCATGGTTACAAATGCTTCCTTGCCTACCTTGAGTTGGTCTAGGTTAAACTCAGCAGAAGCAATCTTCTGACTTAAACTGTGAAGGTGGTTTATGATTACCTTCTGGTTGTCAGTTAGTTGGTCTTCAGTGTATTCTTTATTATCAATCGTAATAACCTTTTTATCTTCAGCCATTTTGATCTCCTTTATTTAAGTTAAAATTACCAAGGCATCCCAGTTGTGGATGTTGGGTTTGCAAGTTCAGCTATCTTAGCATCATTTGCCGCTTCAGTATCAGCTTTGTTTACTTGTTCGTGTACCCATTCTAATACTTTTGTTTCTGTTAAATCAGCGTAAGGAATAAAGTCAGAGTCCGATGGATTAGGCGTGTGACTTGTAGTTCCATATGCTGATACAGTGTTTGTTTCATCTGTGCTTTCGCAACGCCAGTGTGCTATTGTTACTCCATCATTAGATGTGTTTCGCTCTAGGTCAGCGATAGACCATATGTGTGTGTTTGGCATTTTTTATCCTTATGCTGGTTTGTTTGGCCATATTACATCGTGAGGAAATCCTACTTGATCTGTAATATTTAATAATGCTTCTCTATAATCTGCCCACGCTTCTCTATCTGCGGATGTAAGTGCCGCCCAACGTAAAGCGTTACCAGCTATAGGGTCTACTTCCATTACTAATTTTTGGTTACGTTGCTCCCTAAGACCTGCCGCTAGTTCTGCATCTAGTTCTTCTTGAGTAGGTGCTACATAAGCCTCGAAATCTGAGCCTATAAGTTCAAGCAATACGCTGTTGTCTACAGTCATATCTGTATCATCAGGGCTTAGTGTGTAAGGTATCCAATCATATTCTGGATGGTTAATCTCTACATTAAATGCCGTATTTTCTGTGTTAAGCGATTGTGCGTTACGCACTTCTGTTATTGTTATTGTTGGCATAAACGCCTCCTATTGTTAAGATATTCTGACCCAAAGTGTTGGCGATTTTACACCAAACTGCGCACCTGTAGCCGTACCGCCCATGTTTCTCCATGTACCTGAAAGACCACAACTTGTTGAACCATTAAAATCTGTAGCTAATGGTCGTTGGTGATAAAAGCTATAGTAATCTGTTACAAGCGTATTACCTGCCGCAGTAGCTCCAGCCGCTATAGCTGTGCTGTTACTATTAGACGTAGCACCTACAGTATAAGTACCAACATCGCCACGGGTTGTACTACCGCCAACACCTGTTAGGTTAGAGCCATCGCCGTATAGACTTCCTGAGAAGTAGCCATTCTTAAATCTAGCACCATTTGTACCCAAACTTATAGAGTCATTTCTACCATCACCACCACTATGCACAGGTATAATTGAGTCAGATGAATCTAAGAACCTAATGTTAGTATCATGTACGCCAATACATAATTGGTCGGCTTTCTTAAAAATAACACCTGATAGTGTACCACCATCACGAAACTCAATAAGTTTTCCAGTACCATTATGGTCAATAGTCAACGCACTAAATGGAGCAACGCTGTCTGTTACATTTATATAAGCAAGCCCTGTTGATATAGCATCATTACGTGGGCTTGTAATTTGTAAACCAACTTCACCTGCCGCCATACCTCCAATGTCTAATCTAGCAGTTGGGGTGCTATCTCCAATACCAACTTTGCCTGATGAGTCTATGCGCATACGTTCTGTAGCACCGCCTGTATCGAAAATTAAAGTTCCACTGCTTCGTACTCGACCTGCACCTGTTGCCAATAAACTGAGGGTTGCATTAGACGAGGCAGAATTTTCTATTACTATTCCAGTATCGGCAGACTTTTGTAGGTGTAATTGGTTGCTAGGAGAACTCGCCCCAATACCAACATTGCCTGACGAGTCAATGCGCATACGTTCTGTGTTGTTAGTGCCTAGTATTAAGTGGCTGTTTGACCTGTTAAACATCCCAACGCCAGTGCCTGAGTAAAGTTCCATCGTGTCTGCTGAGGTTGCGTCTAACCAGATACGTGCATCGGAATTGTCTGCAACGTGCAAATCAGCAATAGCGTTAGGTGAACTCGTCCCAATACCAACATTACCTGATGCGTCTATGCGCACGGCTTCTGTGCCGTTAGGTCTAAACACAATAGGATTGTTGTCTGTGTGTAACAACAAGTCATTAGCTGCATAACTGCCAGATATAGAAGCCCCATCACCAACGTAAACTTCTGTGTTATAACGGGTAAAACCACTGAGGTAGAGGTCTTTCCAACGTACATTTGATGCACCTAAATTTACATTCGCATCGTTAAAAGCACCAGAGTTTGTCGCTGGGAGTAGAGCATCGGTAATTTTAATACCTTTACCAGATGTGCCGTGAGAACCAATATAAGGGTATGAGCCATTAGCACCAATACTACCTACAGTTGAGCCGTCTTTGCGGAACTTAGCTATGTCACCATCATTAGTGTTTCGACCAAAGATTGCGCTTTCAGCACTAGCCTTCACCGCAGTAAATAATCCATCAGCACGGGCTTGGATACCAACAGTCGTAGTGTTTTCAACAGTCTTACCCACCAACAAGTTACCTGACGAATCTATTCTCATTTTTTCCTGACCGCCATCAACACCAAACGTAAGTGGGTGTGTACCGATACTCATCATAGAGACGGTGTTTGAGCCAGTTGTGCCGAAGTATCCGTTTGCAGTTCCGTTTGTAATTTGTAGGTAATTTGCACCAGTTGTGTTTTCTATCTTTGTGGTAACAGAATTGTTAGCACCAGTAACGTCAATGCCTGTTGATGTTGTGGCTAGTTTGGTTGCGCTCTGATATTTAAAACGGATGTCACCACTAGAATTAGTTTGCAAGTAATTATAATTGCTATTATTTATATAAAATTGGTCTGCCTTAATATATAATGACCCTTCTCCACTACCTGTTACATCATCAATATAACTATGTGACCCATCATGGTAAATCTGTAGGTCAGACCCAGCACCGAATATGGCTTTGTCGTTGTCACCAAATGACAAGTCGCCTGACATTGTACTGCCAGTCTGTAACACAGCACCACTTAACGAAGCATAAGCCGCTACCCAAGTAGAACCCTCGTAAACTTTCATAGTGTCGTCTGTGCTGTTAAAGTAGAGGCTACCAGCAACCAGTGCGTTTCCGTCATTGTCTACTGATGGATTGCTAGACTTTACACCTAAGTATCTATCGTCAAAGTTATCTAAAGCCGCTAAAGCCGCATCCTTAGAAGCTGATGCCGCTGTTGCAGAGTTAGCCGCCGCTGTTGCAGAGTTAGCTGAATTTGTTTCTGCGCCCGTTATTGAGGCCGCACTTGCCGCCGCCGCTGTTGCTGAGTTTGCACTTGCAGTAGCTGAGTTTGCAGAAGATGTAGCTGAAGCCGCCGCTTCGTTTGCTTTTGTTGTAGCAGTTGCGGATGAATTAGCAGAAGCTGTAGCACTTGAAGCACTATTTGTTTCTGAAGTTGCCGCATTGGTTGCTGAAGATGCCGCCGCATTCTTTGAGCTTAACGCATTTGTTTCTGAGTTTGAGGCCGCAACTTGTGAAGCACTCGCTTCATTGGCTTTAGTTGTCGCTGTAGTAGCTGAGTTCGCACTATTTGTTGCACTTACTGCGCTATTATTGGCTGATACAACAGCTTCAGCGGCTTTAGTTGTCGCTACGGTTTGACTAGAGTTAGCTGATGAAGCACTTGATGCACTTGCCGTTGCACTATTTGATGATGATGTAGCACTATTAGCGGCATTAGTTTCTGAAGTAGAACTTGCGCTTTCAGATGCAGATGCGGCATTTTTAGACGCTAAAGCTTCTGCGGCACTTGTAGAACTTTCACCAGCTTTTGTAGTTGAAATAGTTGCTTGAGCTGATGCTGTTGATGCAGAAGCAGACGCTTCATTAGCTTTAGTTGTAGCTGTAGCGGCGTTATCATCTGCAGTTAATACTTCAGCCATGTTTGCCGCGACTGAGTTAACATTAGTTGTATTACCTGCAACTATATTTACGTTACCTGCAATCTCTGCAACTGTATCAATATTATCTATATTAGCGTTGATTGTAGCAATAGCACTATCAGCTCTATCTCTACTTTCTTCAGCTATTAGTCTGTTTTGTTGGTGTGCTAAATCCAGATCAGCCTCAAATAATGTTGAGCCATCTGCAAAATCCACTAACGGATTTAAAGGTGTAGCACGACTAATAATAACTTTAGCACCTGACGCTGGTGTTGCGGCTATATTAATTGTCGTTGAGTTTAAAAATGTAAAAGTTGGAGCTGTCCCATTTACGGTAACAACTACGTCTGCTTGATTTATGTATGTGAACGGTATTTGAAACTGGTTCGTCGCACCGTCAGCGACATAGTTTACAATGGATGCCATCCATATCTCCTATATTGTAATAAGACCTCGCCGAAGCGAGGCCGTTGTAG